TGGTTCTCTCCCTATATATGATTGAGTGTCGTTTAACCGCGACACCCGGCAATCATACATATTCATTGCAGTTCTTGTTCTGCTCTTATTTATGTCTTTTCAGACGTGTTGAATAGGGGTAGAACCCTAATCACACTTTCTGTATTGATTTAAGAGACCTATAGAATAGGCGAAAGCTTAATCTGTAGATTATGAGAATGTATATTAATATGATATTTAGTCACCACCCCGGAAAATAACCAATTCCTAAGTGATGACCGTATGAATGACGTAGTTGTGGCTACTATGTCGTACGTTTATGCTGTCACCCCAGAGAGTCAACTCTGTTGTAAATCAACCCCCCTTTTTCTGTAGGAGGTATTAGCAGCCTGTAAGGACGAGCTGTTTTTGTACCTGCCTGCATAGACCATTGAATTTTATGATGAGAAATTCAGCAACTGGTAATTAACATTCGTAAGGTTTTGTTGTCAGTGGAATCCCACTCGCATTTATTCATTTCGTTGATCAATCTCCACCCGCAGTAGGGTAGAAGAGAGATTGTAGATCTAAGAAATTTGCGAGAAGAATTGGTCCATTGGTTTCAATTTGACAAACGTAACTGTACTTACTATGAATGAACAATATAGATTTGCTTATGCACGTTTACCTCATGACAACCTGAGTGAGGAGGTTTGGTCACCTAAATTTTCCGTGCCCCTGAGTATTTTCTTGAGGTTATCAATAGTTGCTTTATCGATCGGATTGAGATGATTTAGTCTTGGTTTGTTTAGCCCTTTGAGGTTAGTCCCTATTCCCACTAAAATTATGAATTCTACTTATTTCGAGGAATCAAATTTGAACGACCCGGGAATCTCCACCCTTCGGGGTGTTGAGTTTGACTACAATTATGTTTTGGAGGAAGCCGGTTGTGATGAACAACCTGCCTACGTGAAGCATGATTATGAGTTACCTTTAGTGTTTACTGCTCTTTTCGGCTTTATCGTTTTGATTTTCTACTTGGCCTACACGAAGCGCTTTTTGTTGTTTAACTTCAACAGAAGCAGCATTGTGTTTTTGCTTTTCATGACTTGTGGACAATGGCAACATGTGTGGGGATCTTTTCCGAAAGCTCTCCTAGCCATTAACAGTCTTGTGATTTGGAGGTGCCTGCTTGAGTACGCGCTTTTACCAAGCCAGAATGGCTATGGGAAAAGCAAGTATGATGCTCGCATCAAAAATGAAAGGAAAGCCCGTGACAAGAAGAATCGCGCGTTGCGAGAGAAAGAAGCCCGTGCCCAAGAGACAAAAGAGAAGAGGCGCATTCGTAATGCGAATCAACCTTTGGAGTCTCAATTTGGAGTTCGAGAAGTTCTCAACTTCACGCTTGATGCACCTGATTGGATATTGAACAATGTTAGTACCCATTGGTTGGCGCTGCGTGAGATTGCTTCCGACTTCAACGTTTCCTTGCCAGAAATTCCCATTCCAGATGTTGGAAAGTATTGGACTTTGTTCAAGGAAAGTGAAGTGTTTGAAGAGTTGTATGACATTCTCCGCATGATGATTACATTGGGATTTTTGAAGAAAATTGATATTTCTTTTCAAGGAATGTCTTTGTTCGTTTCTGAACCTTTGAGGCAACAGGTTACTGTTGTTCAGTTGGTTGAGAAAATTGTGCTCTTTGGTAAGTTGCTCATTTCTAAAGCTCGCCTTGTTTTCGAGTCTGGAAACATTGATTTGTTTTTTCAGTCTGAAGCAAGGAATGCTTATGATGATGAGTATACTTTCATCAAATCCCAGAAGGCTTGCATTGATATAGGACGTGGTGCCGACATTGATGATGAGACTTTTGATCGTCGTGTTCATGAGTGCATCGGAGTCACTCTGACGTTGTTGGACACATGCAAGGCCGGTGAGAGAGCGTATTACTCAAGCCGACTTGCAGTTTTGCGAGACATTCAGGCGTCCCGTACCCTTTCCAAGAAGGAAGGTATTCGCATCAAACCTTATGGTGCTTTGCTTTTCGGAGGTTCTGGTGTGGGAAAATCTGCGATTGCGAATGCTTTGACTCGGTACATTCTTCAAGTCAACGGTTATGATTACAACCCGCGTGCTGTGATTTCGTTGAATATGGAAGACAAGTATCAATCCGAGTTTGGAACGCACCATCAAGGAGTCATTTTTGATGACATTTGCAACACGTCGTTAGATCGCGCGGATGGATCGCCCTGTTTGCCTGTTATTATGTTTTTGAACAACAATACAATGGCCGCTTTGAACGCCAACGCCGAAATGAAGGGAAAAGTGATGATTGAACCTGCAGTAGTTGTTGCCACGACAAATGTCAAGGATTTACTGTCTAATCAATTATCTAACGAACCTTTGTCGATCAACCGTCGTTTCGAGTCTACAATTACTCAAACTGTGAAACCTGAGTATTGCAAGCCTGGGACTACAATGTTGGATAGTTCGAAGATCGCTCACATGTCTAATGATCAGTTTCCTGATTATGCCACTTTCACTGTCGAAGAACCCCGTTACAGGGAGAATACGACTGGTGATAAGTTTAAGTCGGGAAAGACACAGCATGTGGTTTATGTGCCTCGTGAGTTCGAGGGAAAGCCACTTGTTGATGTTGACATAAAGACATTGTTGCGCTTTTTGAAGAAAGATTCTGAGGAACATTTTGAACGTCAGAAAGCCTTTGTTCAGGCGCAACGCGATTTAGCTGATATGCCGTTGTGTGAATGCGGATTGCCGAAAGGCATGTGTGAATCCTGTCCGTTGGATTCCCAAGCTGGCATTCCCAATGTTAATGAGGTTGTTGAATACCTTGTTGCATTGGAAGTTCGTGTTATTGCGTGGTTGAATGCTTTCATGCAGTCACTCATTGTTTCGCGTTTTGGTTCTGCTATTGTAGCTTACCTTATGCGGGATAAGTTGAAAGAGATTGTTTTGAACAGCATTGGTTATTACCTGATTTGTGTGATTATCACATTGGGCTATGACGCTTTCACGCACGTGCGAGGATCTTGGATGATTCTCGCATTCACGATGTTGTATTCGCTTTATGTTGCTGCCCGTTTTTACATGGTCCGCCGTTCTGTCATTAAGAAGTTTGCTAATATTCCTTTGCCGTCCAAGTTCATTCGCGAAATGAGCTGGAGTGCGAAGTTGAGAATTATGTACTTCTTGATGTCGCTTGGAATTTGGAAGATTTTGGTTGAGCTGGCTAGGAAGTGGAAGACATTACCCACTCCTCAAGCTTCAGCTCCCATCACTTTGAAACCAGATGCTAAGCCATGGCAGAACGAAACTGAGTTTTGGGACTCTCATGCTCGGGAACGCCAGTACCTGATTGGAGATGCTGGCGTGAGTGAAAAGTCTCGCACCATTTCGTGCGAAAATTTCACCACGTTGATTGGAAACAGATTGATGACTGTGCAAAAACCAACTGGTGAATTTTGCAATGTTGTGCCATTGAAGAGCAACGTTTTGCTGCTGCCCAACCACATGGTTACGTTTCGTACTGAGTATGTTACTCTGAAGAAAGTCGGAGGACACACTTTTGAGAAAATGCCATTGGATAACAAAGTTGCAATCAGGATTCCTGGAACCGATTTTGCAGTCTGGTACTGCCCTGGTGCAGGTTTGCATCGGGACATTGTTGAATATTACCCTAAAGATATTGATGAGGGGAAGAAGGTAACAGCTTTCACTATTTACAACAATGATGGTCAATTGGTTCGGTATCCGAATATGACTGCTATCAGGTCACTGGTGACCACAACCGCTGGAGGTTTGTTTCAGGGATACAAGTACAGCTTCCCTGAGGAAACCTTTGGTGGTTTGTGCATGGCAACTTTGGTTGGACAAGTTGATGGCATGCCATTTATTGCTGGACATCATTTGGGAGGAAGAGGATTGCATGGCGCAGCTGGAGTATTGACTCGCAAGCAGCTGTACCAAGCTATTGATTCTCTTTCGAGGAGACCAGGTATTTTGGTTTCTCATTCTGCCACTCCTTTGCAGACCAATTGTATGGGGATAGAGTTTGGACCTTTAACTAGTCCTCATGACAAATGCCCAACAAGGGACTTGGAAAGCAATGCCAAGATCCGTATTCATGGTGGGCACAATATGTCCAGTGGCGTTGCACGCAAGAGCGCAGTTGTCACTTCTGTGATTTCGTCAGCTGTTTCGGAAATTATGAATATTAAAAAGATTCATGATAAGCCCAAGCAGATGGATGCTCGAAGGCACAAGGTTGTCGATATGGAAGGCAAAGTTGACACTGCCACCGAATTCGAATCTGCCTTGTTGCAAAAGGCTGTGATTGACTATGAAACGCGTTTGGCCACAATTCCTGAGGAGGAGTTGGCCAAGATTGGAAAGATTAGTGATGATGCTAACCTTGCGGGCATGGATGGAGTTGTCGGTGTGAATGCGATGAACTTTTCTACTTCAGTTGGTTTTCCTGGCAAGGGACCCAAAACACAGTATGTGGACAAGTCCGATCGCAAGGTTGAGGGTATATCATGCCCTCGTGATGTGGACCCAATGATTCTAGATGAAGTTCGGAAAATGGAAGAAAGATTGTTGACGGGAGAGTCAATAAACACCATCTTTAAAGCTTCATTGAAGGATGAGCCTACCAAAATGACTAAGGACAAGGTGCGAGTATTTGCTGCTGCAAATTTTGCCTTTGTTTTCTTGGTGCGCAGGTATTTCCTAACTCTTGCTGCTTTGGTGCAGAGGAACAAGGTTGTCACTGAGTGTGCTGTTGGCACTGTCGTCCAATCACCTGAATGGACAGAGTTGTTTGAGCACATTGGAAAGCATGGTTGGGACCGTGCTATTGCTGGTGATTATGCCAAGTTTGATGGGCGGATGAGCCCTCAATTCATGTCAGCTGCTTTCAAGATTTTGATTAGTCTAGCAGAAAAGAGTGGAAATTACGATGAGGACGATCTCACTGTTATGCGTGGTATTGCCACTGAGATCACTTATCCAACCTATGATTATTTTGGAACTTTGGTTCAGTTCATGGGATCAAATCCTTCTGGTCACCCATTGACTGTCATAATCAACAGTGTCGTGAATTCTTTGTATTTGCGATACTGCTGGTATGCTATTGCTCAGGAGAAGAAGTGGTGGAGGACACCTTTGTTTGGCGACAAGGTTTCCGCCATGACTTATGGGGATGACAACATTATGACTGTTGCGGAAGGGTATGATGATTTCAATCACACTGCTATTGCTGAGCAGTTGGCCAAAGTGAGCATCAAGTACACTATGGCCGACAAGGATGCTAAGTCCATTCCTTTCATTTCACTTAGTGAGGCTTCGTTTTTGAAGCATTATGCTGTGTGGGATGAGGAATTGAACTTGTACCGTTCGCCTGTCGAGGATGATTCAATTGCTAAGATGTTGCATACGCACTTGAGGTCCAAGATTTTGTCTATGGAACAGTCGAGTGCGGAAGCTATTCAGAATGTGGCATTGAAGTATTTTGAGTGTGGTCGAGAGGTCTACACGTCGCGTAAGTCGCAGCTCGAAGAGGTTGCACGTGCCGCTGGAATCCAGGGGTACGTAGGACCAATTATGAGCTATGACGAACGTTTGGCGTGGTACCGTGAGAAGTTTGACCTTTAGGTCAACTTCTCGAAAGCCCGCCCTGGGGGCTTCTAATACCGGGGGCCACCGCAACTATGCGTTGGATAAGCTAAAAATAGTTGCTTGTGTTTGATTAACGCACAGGTTGTAGGTTCTGCATTACCTGCAATTTGTGGACAGCTACACAAGTAGTCATTGTATATA